GATCGCCAAGTTCAAGCGGGCGCCCAGTGTGAGCCGCAAGACCAATCCGTCTCGCGCTGAATGGGAGCAGTTCGTCGCGTACCTGCCGCCCATCGGCCGCGACATCGCGATGGTGGCGTACCTGACGGGTATGCGACCTGGCGAGGCGGCCGGGCTGCTCAAGGCCGAGCTCGTCTACAAGCGGCGTGAGATAGCGCTGACGGACAGGCCCGGCGCCAAGACCGGTGGCCGTCCGATAGCCGTCGTCGCCGAGGCATGGGAGATCATCGAACGACGGGCGCAGGAGTCGCGCGGCCAATTCGTTTTCGTGGCGCCCTGGGATCCGACCTGCACCAAGCCCATCCGCCGCCACAACTGGGTGACGTGGTTTCAGAAGGCGTCCAAGCGAAGCGGCATCCGCGGCGTCAACGGAGAGCCGCTGGTCTGCTACTCAGCCCGTCACGGTCAGATCACGTCGGCCCTGCGAAAGCCTGGCGTGACACCGTGGGAAGTGGCAGAGCACCACGGCACGTCGGTGCAGATGATCGAGGAGCACTACGGTCATTTCAACGCCGACGAGCGCGACGAGTTCCGCAGCAAGCTCGAGGAGCAGGACACGACGCCGATCCGTCGCGGACCGCGTCCCGTGGCGCTGCCGAAGGACCGCGCCAGCAGCGACGACGGCGAGTGACGCTTGTCCTACACCGCCACACGTTAGGCGCAGGTTCGCGCAAAATCGACCTGCTCAAGCTACTGAACGCGGTACTGAACGTTGACTTTCACGCTTAGCGGCGTGTACAAGAGCACAACCCCACTATGACCTCTCCGCGCTTCGCCGCTCTTACGCTGCTCGTTGCTGAGAGGCCACGAGCGAAAGCGCGCGAGCTGGGTTTCATGGTGGGGTAACCAAGGAACACGGCAGCGGGCAGCGTTAGGGCGACGAAGCGCCCAGGGAGGTTTACGGTGGTCCGAACAAGTGGTGTTTCCCCAAATGGGCAACCCAACAACGAGGGTTGTCCGAGGAGGGGAACTGACGAAAATCCTTCCCGTATTTCGGGAAGCGCAAATGATACCGGCGCGGTAACTGGCGAAATCGCTGGACTTTCCCCCCGTCGCCTCGCCGCCTCGATCCTGACCCGTGCCCGCCAGCGTCGGGCGCGCGAGGTAGGCCGGCGGCTGGCACGGAGGCAGTTCCGCACGGTGGCTGACGTGCTGGAGGCGGTGCGGGTGGAGTTGGGAGGTGGGCGGTGAAGGTGTCGGGCGTCCCGAAGCTGTTCCGCCTCGCTGACCTGGAGAAGGCGGACCGGCGCTTCCGTCGCGAATGGTGGCCGCTGAAGTCCTACGGCGGCGACTGGGTGACCAATGGGCACTTCTTCGCCCGGTGCATCCCGGACCGCGACCGCGTCATTCCGCGGGACGACGCCGCGGTCGCTGCGTGGGCTGGCGGACTGGATAGCAAGAGGCGTGTCCCGGTCGCATTTGTCGGCGACGACTTCGACGAGAACCGCCCATGGACGATCTGGGAGTGCCGCCGAAGCATCGCAACGGTGCTTTTCGAGCCCTACGCGGCTCTGCTCGACGGCCTGAAACCAGTCCGTCTGATTGACGGCGGGTACATCACGGGCGTCGGCAGCCCCGGCCGCGGGGCGGAGTCGATGTATCCGATTGCGGGCATCGACGACACCGGGAAGGTCGCCATCGTGATCATGCCGAGGTGGCCGTGAGCGCCACCCAGCAGACCGGCACAGCGGCCATGTCGTCCCTAGCAGCCTACGCCGCCGACCTGGAGAGGAGAGCGAGAGAGCTGCTGAGGCTGGCTAGGGAGTGGCGAGCCGCGCAGCCACGCGACGTGAAGAGAAGGGAGCGGGTGTGAAAGTCGTCTACGTCGCCGGGGCGTTCCGCGGCCAGACCGCGTGGGACATCCAGCGCAACGTGCGCGCCGCCGAGGCCGCCGGCCTGGAGGTGGCCGAGCTCGGCGCGATGCCTCTCATCCCGCACAAGAACACTGAGAACTTCCACGGCCTGCTGACCGATCGGTTCTGGCTGGAAGGGACGCTGGAACTGATGCGGCGGTGCGATGCGGTCTACGTCTTCAGCCTGCGCGACCTCGAACGCAGCGAGGGGACGAAGGGCGAGGTGGCCTTGGCGCGCGAGCTTGGGATCCCAGTCTTCCTGACCACGAAGGAAATATCGGCGTGGCTCGCCACCCAGCAGAGCGGCACGGGGGAGGGGCGGTGAGCGCTACGGGGCGAGGGCCGAGGCTTGGCGGCCCTGACGACTTCTACGTAACGCCGTCCTGGTGCGTGCGGCGGTTGCTGGAGGCGCTGGACGAGCCGCCACAGGGGCCGTTCCTTGAGCCGGCGGCGGGCGACGGGGCGATCATCAAGGCCGTCGGCGGGAGCGACTGGACCGCCGTCGAGTGCCGCGCCGTCGCCAAACGGGACTTGTTCGCCGCGGGGGCTGGCGTCGTCCACATCGATGACTTCCTGACCTGGGAGCCGCCGCCCGGCCTCGTCATCGAGACGATCATCACCAACCCGCCCTTTGCGCTCTGCGAGGAGTTCATCAGGCGGGCGGGCGAACTGTTCCCCGACGCGACGGCCTACTGGCTGGTGCGGCTCGGGTTCCTGGCCAGCGAGAAGCGGACACGGCTGTGGAAGGACATCGGCGCGCCCAACGTCTACGTGCTGCCCAACCGGCCGAGCTTCACGCCCGACGGCAAGACGGACAGCGCGGACTACTGCTGGATCGAAATCCGCCCCGAGTACTACGACGATGGTGTCTTTCGCGTCCTGGCACCGACGCCAGCGAGTGAGCGCGGGAAGCGCCAGGCCAGGGGCGTGCTTGATGAGCACGGGCGAGAGGTGGGGCCGTGAAGTTCACCCGCACCATCGACGGGCAGCTCGTCGAACTGTTTGGCGGCACCCGCGGCTGCACCATCAGCGTCAACGGGTCAGCCCACCTGACGCTGCCCGACAGAGAGGCGCTGGCGTGGCTCGTCAAGCACCTGGGGCTGTGCCACAGCGCCATCGTCAAGGGCGAGATCCATGCGTATGCGCAGGCGCGATCGGAGGAGGCGGCGTGAGTACTGTTCGCATGTCGTACGCCGAACTGCTGCGCGACCCGCGGTGGATTGCGAAGAGGCAGCGCATCCTCGAGCGCGACGGAAACGCGTGCCAGGAGTGCGGGTCGACGCGGCGTCTGCAAGCGCATCACCTGTACTACGAGATGGATAAGGACCCGTGGGAGTACGACGACGGCGTCCTCCGGACGCTGTGCGATGCGTGCCACGGCCAGGCTACGGACACGCTGCGAGCGGTGAGGCGGACCGTTGGTGTGCTCGGGAATCAGTCAGCGCAGTTCGTTCGTGGCTTCGTCGACGCTCTGACGGTCCATCAGGACTTCGGAGGCGCTATCAGGCCGACGAGCGCCGCTGAGTGGAACGGCATCGCTCGCTACTGGGGCGTGAACTATCTCGAACTGCAGGCCGTCGCCGACGATGACGGCTACCTGACGTTCGATGCGATGTGGGAGCTCGCCGCGCGCAAGAAGGGGGCTCGGTAGTCCATGCCCCGCACGCGACTCCTCCACCCTGACGCCCCCCTCGACGAGGACATCGCGTCGCTCGGACCGTGCGCTCGGCTGGTGTGGGCCTACCTGCCCTGCCACGCCGACCGCGCGGGCCGACTGCCCGACAAACCGTTCACGTTGAAGCTGGCGATTCTGCCAACTGACGACGTGGACATGAACCAAATCCTGGACGAGCTACAGGCCAGGCGACTCATAGCCCGATACGCGACCCCCGACGGCAAGCGCTACCTCGAGATCCGTTCCTTCGCCCGGTACCAGCGACCGCATACGAACGAAGCGGAATCGACAATACCGCCCCCGCCGGCTGACGCCTACGGCACTACAGTCGCTAAACCCACGGAAAAACCAGTGGCTCCGTCCAAGGACGCAAGCCCTCCAACCAAGGTAGACAGCGCTCCGCCCTATCCGGTTTCTGATCCGATCGGGACGAAGGCATCTGATCGGGACGAAGAACCGCGCGCACCCGCGCGCGACCCCAACTTGTTCGAACGCATCTTGGCCATGTTCTGCGCCAAGTGGCAGGTGGTTTACGGCGAGTCGTACATCCCGACGCCAAAGGACAAGGCGCAGCTTGGCCGGCTGATAAAGCAATTGCCGGCGGACCACGACACGATCCTCGGAGGCTGCTTCGACCGTTACCTGGCCAACCGCGACCCGTTCATCGTGGAGAAGATCCGGCACTCGCTGGCCTACTTCTGCACCGACGGCGGGCTGAACAAATACCGGACATCCGCGCCAGCTTCGCGACCAGCGCAGCCGCAAGGCCCCGCCCTCTGCGAGTTCCACCGCGACTACCACAACAACAACCGCCCGTCGAAGTACCCGAAGCCGCAGAGTTGCGACGAGTGCAAGCACATCGCGGCTAGGTCAATGCGACGCGAGGGGCAGCCCACGTCGCTGGGTGATCTGCTGGGGGGTTCATGAGTTTCCGTCCCCGCCGCGAATGGGTGCCGCCGACGCTCCGCGAGCTGGTCGCGAACATGAACGGGCTCGTCGAGACGGCTGCCCGCGAAGAGAGCAAGTCGCTTGCAGCCATGCAGCAGTTGCAGCCAGGTGACGCGCGGCTCGGCGACGCGCGGTACGACGTGACCCGGTACAGGGCAGAGCAGCAGCACTGGCGCGGCCAGCTCGCCTACTGGCGGGACCTGCTCACGCGCTATCCGCAACTCGCAGACAAGCCGGCCGCCATGGCTGTCAAGGCGGACGCCGGGCGCGTGCCATCGCGTGAGGAGGCACCGCCGAAGCCGCATTGGTCGGAGCCGAGGGAGCGGCAGCCGGGAGACGACGATTTCGAGGAAGCGCAGTTTTAACGAAAGGCAAGGGACATGAACGTCACGATCCAGGGACACGTCATCGGGGTAGCGGACGACTACAAGGCAATCTTGCTGCTGCTCGAGCAACAGCAGGGCACGAAGACCAACACCGTCGCCGTCAGGTGCTGGGGCAATCAGGTCAAGGAGCGCGCGCAGCAGTTCAGCAAAGGCGACTTGGTGGAGGCGTTCGGCCGCATCAGCAGCCGCCAGGGCAAGACCGGCGACCGCTGGTTCACGTCGTTCGAGGCAGAGGGACTGCGACTCGTCGAGGCGGCGAACGCAAAGCCGCCCGTCGCCAACCCCAACCCCGCCCCGCCTCCCGACGGCGAGGACATCCCCTTCTAGCCATGTCCGACCCCGACTTTCTCGAATCGCTGCGGAACTGCGCCGTTTCCATCGACGACGCGATAGCAGCTGCCTACGACGCCGGTGCGCGCGGGACGCTGGAGAACCTGCACACGATGAAAGCGACGGTGCAGCGAATGATCGAAGCGGAGATGCGACGGGAAGTGAGAGGAGCGGTGGCATGAGGGAGCACGAAGACGCGATCGTGGGGCTGGTGTACCTGGCCGTGGTGGCGCTGACCATGGCCGTGCTCTGGGTTCCTAGATGACCCTCACCGAACGCACGGCCGCCCTAGGGCAACTGCTGGAGCAGAAGCGCAAGGCGTACGGCGGCCGGAACATCACCAACACCGAAGCCATCCTGTCGACGCTCTACCCCGACGGCATCCGACCCGACCAGTACCGGGACGTGCTCATCATGGTGCGCGTCTTCGACAAGCTGAGTCGGATCGCTGCGCGTGGAGCGGACGGCAAGGACCTGGGCGGCGAGTCGCCCTGGATGGACCTGGCGGGGTACGGCGTGATCGGGTGGGAACGGGATGAACCATGACCGCGAGGAGGATCCGATCGTGAAATACGTACTCGCGCTATTCGTGTTCTGCGCCATTGCCGGGCTGATGTGGTTCGGGTTCACGCGGCTGTGGCGGTGGCTGGGGTCGCGGCTGTTCAGGCCCGATGGCGCCGATGCCGCGTGCCGGTTCGTGTGGTGCGTGGCGTACGGGCAGACGGCCGCCACGATGCCGCGCACGTACTGGATCCGCACCAAAGACGGCTCGTGGACCGACCTATGGGGCCGCAGGGTTGCCGGTCAGACGCCGCACGCTGGCGCCTGCAACATCGCCTGGTGCGAAGGCATGAAGTTCTGGCGTAGCGCTCTGCCACACGAGTACGCACACGCGCTGTACCTGCGCATCGGCGTCGACACGAGCAGCCACGAGCATCCTGCGTTCAAGCCGGGCGGGCTAGTGGATAAGGCGACGACGGCGCTGATGGAGTGGGAGGAGGACAGGGAGCGGAACCTAACGGACGAGGCGGTGGCGTCGTGAGGTGGCCGCGCTGTATGTGGCCCAGCGTGAGGAAGCGGCACCGCGACGAAATCAAACGTGCGCGTCGACGCGTGCGGTTTCGCTTTGTTGAGGCTGCAATCCCGCTGTACGAGCGCCCCTGCGGCTGCCCCAATAGCAACTACCTGCCCGACGGGATTCGTTGCTACCAGTATTCGACGCTAGCGCCAGGCGTTCGCTTCGAAGACCTGTGCGAGTGCTTCCAGTGTGGCGCGGTGTGGTGCTGGGGCGATGTGCAGGTGGACGGATGACATCCCGCCGCATCTACTTGGCCGCCGTCGTCATCGCCTTCGTAGCCGGCGTCGGTATCGGTGGCTGGGCCACGCCAACCCGCACCGTCGAATCCGTGTCAGTGCAGCGTGCTACGCGCGTCGAGTACCGCGAGCGCTCCCAGTCCGCTACGGCCACGCGCACGAACGAGATAGCCGTCGTGGGCCCGACGCTGGTCCGTACCCGCTGGGTCGCGTGCCCGAAAGGCGAAGGGCAGGTAGTAGAGCAGACGGTCGAGCGCGGGACGGTGGAGACGCGCAAGGAAGCGGTCGCTGCTCAACACGTCACCGTGAGCAAGGACCGTTTACTAACGGCGACAGAGGCGACGCTGGCGGTGAAGGCAACCGAGCGTGGCCAGGAGTTCTGGGGCGCATCGATCGGCGCACTACGGTTCCGCGACGCACACGTAGCTGTAACGGGCTCGTTCGAGCTGCGACCGCTCAAGGGACTGCCGTTCTGGGCGGTCGCGCAGGGTCTGTTCAGCCCGAGAGACAAGGCGTGGGCGGCTGGGCTGGCGCTCAAGGTGACGGGGAGATGACATGAGCAGGAACCTGTGCAGTCAAGTGTGTGTGCATTGCGAGCATCCGGTTGTGCTCTGCGAGAAGGTGCGGCCAATTACCAAGGGGGACGCGGGGCACTACTTCGACGAGTTCGAGGGGGTGTTAGTGGCCAACGCCCTGTGTCCGATGTGTGATGCCAAGTACCTCGCCTGGATGGATACCTCTGCGCATGACCGCAAGTACGGATGCCGAGAGAGGCGGTCCGTCGACGGCATCCCCGTTGACCTGTCCTATCGTTCCACGTTCAACGACGAGCCAGGAGACGCCGACTTGCCCGCATACGTCGTCGAGAAGTCGACGGTCTGGGTCAGGAAAGGACGATACAAATGATCGAATCCGGTCCCATCCCCGTCATGCGCTCCAAGCGCCGCGCCAAAGCCACACGCTACGCACGCGACGCGGAGAAGTGCCCGTGCTCGAGCTGCTTGCGGTACTTCCCGGAGCGGGCAGAGATACGGGAGCGCAACAAGAAGGTCGTGCAGGCGCGGTTCAAGTCGGTGACGAAGGGGGAGAGCGAATGAGCGTCAAGGTTGGTGACGTGGTGAAGGACCCGGCGCTGCTGCGGCCGGGGATGCGGGTGCGTAGCCCCGAGGTCACGGGCAGTCGGCCCGCATTCGATGCGACGCTGACGGAAGAGTGCGGCCCGTGCGGAATGCATGGCACTGGCTACTGGAAGCACGACAACAAAGACCACTGCATCTGGCTCATCGATGCGGACTGGTACCCGGTAACCGTCCTCGCCCTACCCGACCAGCCCGCAGCGGGGGAGGTGAAGGGGTCGGTGACGTTCGAGAAGGGCGAGTGGTACGAGTTCAACCACAACGGCATTCACTACGTAGGCCGCGCCACGGGCGTTCTGACAGGTGGCGGCGAGGTCGAGCTTGACGCCTGGAAGAGCGACTCGATGCACTTCGTTCGCTACGCCATTGGCGGCCTGCCTGTTGCGGATTGCGTGGGCGGCCCCGTCCCCGGCCCTGATGAGGGGAAGGCCGAGGCGCTGCAAAAGGCCATGCAGGATTACGACAAGGCCAGGGCTGCGGCCGGCAAGCCCGCGCCCGCCACGCCCCGCTGCGCTCCTGGGTGTACGCCGAAGGAGCCGTGCAGGACTGAGGGGGTGTGTCCGGTGTTCAGGGAGGAGGCCATCTGGCTGGACCAGGTGTCGCAGTTCGGCCGGCGCGGTGCCGTACTGCCGCCGTATCTGCGCCGCTCGGTCGCCCTGCACGAGCTTGGAGCCGGCCCACCCGCCCCGATGCGTACCGGCCTGGGCGGGCTTGCGTGCGGGATGGTGAACGTGGAGCATGGGGTCCGTAGGCGATGAGCACGAAGCGGGCAACGGTTAGGCTGAGTGGACTCGGGAACGGCGAAGCACTGCTGTCCGTGTCTCCTCGCGAGCGCGAACCGGGCGAGGACGACGACAGCCGGGCGATGCAGGACTGCGTGGATATCGGCGCGCACCTTACCAGGCTCATGGAAGCAGCGAACGGCGGCCCAGTCTTCGTGGCGCCCAAGCCGACGTATGACGAACTGGTCGCGCTCGTGTCTCGCATCGCCGAGGGGCGTAACTGCGTCGAATGCCAGAAGGGCACGCGTACAGGGCCGCACGACTGTGTAACGGAAGCGGCCCGCGAACTACTGGCACGGGTAAAGCGATGAGCACGTCACGCAGAGCGTTCCTGAGCGGCATGGCAGCGGTGCTGGCGGGCACGTCGGTGCTCAAGACCGCACCTGCACAGCCGCTCATCTTGCGGCAGAACGCATGGATCAGCGTCGGTGAGGGAGGCGAGTTCATGACGCTGAAAGCGGCCCTCGACGTGGCGGGCCCCGGCTGCACCGTGTTCATCATGCCGGGGCATTACGAGATGACCAACGACGGCGACGTGCGGACCATCCCCGCCGAGGAGTTCTTCATCGTGGAGCCGAGGACGTGAAGCTAGAGCCGACGCGGGAACAGCTGGAGGCCATCGCAGTCGCCATCGCTCGCGCCTCAACGCCCGACGGCCACGTCGCGCCCCGTGCGCAGGGACGCGCAGCCTGGGACGTCATCGCGCCGCTGGTCCTGGAGGCGGCGGCGAAGGTGTGCGAGGAGGCGGCGGGCAAGTACGGTACATGGGACTACGCATGCGCTGTACTAGGCGAGCGCATCCGCGAGATGGCGAAGGGGGAGCCGTGATCGAACTGCGACATCACGACGACATCACCCGGGCCGTTGTTCGGCTGACAGGTACGGTGGACATGCGCAAACTAAGCTACGGGACGTTCTATGACTGCGCCGTCATCGTGGCCCGTGGCTGTCGAATCCTGTTCCCGCCCAAGAAGCTCGGCGTGGTCGTGCGGTTCATGAACTGCAGGATTCAGTGCGCCACGCAGGCGCAGGCGGACGCGTTCAAGCCGTGGAACGCCCCTAACTGCATCGTCATGACCGAGGCGTTCATGCGAAAGCGGCGGGCGAAGGGGGGGTGATGTCAGTCGGATACCAAAACGTGGGTGAGTGGTTCCGGCGCAAGTCTGACGGGAGCAAGTTCAGGCTAATGCGTCTCGACCTTCACAACGGCGGCGCCTACATCGAGGGCGCTACCGGCCGCGGGTCCATTTCCGTCGTGCGGCTGGAGTCAGATTACGACTACCTGGGCGGGGCGCAGACGTGTCCGACGTGCGGCGGCACGGGCCACGTAACGGCCGACCAACTGCCAGCCAAGGACCAGCCGTGACGCTGGTGGAGGTGGTGAGGGAGGCGCGCACGACGGGGCAATACTTCAGGCGGCGCGAATGGGCCGAACACAAGGCAGTGCGCGTCGTGCGTGGGCAACTGATCGAGTCGCTGCGACCCGGCGACACGGTGCCTGTGGGATTTTGGGGCGCCATGGCCGATGACATCCTCGCCACCGACTGGGAGCTCGTACCGTGAAGCGCAAGGGCAAGGCGAAGGGGCGGGAGGCGGTATCGCTGGCGCCCTACATGCCAGAGAGCGAGATGAAGCGGATACGCGCCAAGCTGAACGAGTGGCCCTGGAACGTGCGGCTGCCCAAGGACGCGCCGGCAATGCTGGCGGTGAGCGTGGATGACCCGCTGCCACGGCCCCAGCAGCAGCCCTCCAAGCGCAAGGGGCGGACGCGGTAGAACTAGCGGCGCCGTAGCTCCTGCTCGAGCCGCATCGCCTCGCGTAGAGCGTCGTCGGCCGAGCCGCCGTCGAGCGTAGCCAAGAGCCGGCGCTCACGTGCCGTGAGCCCCGTGGGCGATGCGGGCCCATGACTGGACCGCGCCCGCTCGATACCAGCCACCGTGGACGCATCAGGAGCGCGCTGGCGGCGTTTATTCGGCTCGGATGGTGCCACGGGCTTGCCGCCCGATTTGCGCGCCTCCAGGCGTTCCCAGAACGACCGGCTAGCCACGCTGCACCCGCTTGAGCGGCTTGGGGCTCTCTCTCACGGCCGGCGCTGAGATGGCACGCGGCGGGGTTGCCAGCACAGCGGAAGCGTCCAGGCGGCGTACGGCGCCGTTTGCGATGGCCTGGTCGAGTTTGCGGCGCTTGGCCCTGTACCAACTACCGGTTCGCCGCCCGTACAACCACGCCAGTTTTGCGGGATACATGCGCTGATTGTAACGGGGCTGATTGAGATATTTCGCCAAACGTGATAGCCGGGTTAGGAGGCCAAAACGCCAACGCGCGGTTTAGCCTTCGGCTGTCAGGCCACGAGGAGCGACGGCTATACTGGGGACGTGGCTGCAACTATAGACGCCAACCCCAATAGGTACACGTGGAACGGTGAGCCACGTTACTACAAGGCCCAGCGAGGAGGACGCGGCCCAACGCGATGGTTCTGCGTCTCGGAGGTGGCAACAGCGCTGGGTGTGCATGTCGAGACGGTACGCCGCTGGATTCATCGAGGCTGGCTCAAAGCGACGGCGATACACGCCAAGCCAGACGGCGGCAAAGGGCATCCACACTGGCGCATACAGCAGCGCGATTTGACGGCGTTCTTGAGGAGCGAGAACGCGACGGCAGCGGCAGTGACGAATTTCGCTGAGGCGATTGGGCGGGATGGAGGGGAAGAGAGGAGATAGCCGCTCTCCCTCTCCTTATGGCGCTCAAATCCCCCAACGACGCCGCCGAATACCCCGACGCCGTTTGGCCACTGCACCCACGAATATTGGCCAATTACGGGTCAGTGGATTGATAGTCCATTGAGGTGAGCAGCTAACCGCGCGTAATCACGCGAGTGCAGGTTACTTACCCTACAAGGGGAAGCATCGGGAGGGGGCGAGGCGGGTCGGTGGGTGTGCGACAACGGGGGTGGGGTGCGGTTTGACCCGGGCACCCGGGGGAGGCCCCCAACGAGAGGCGACGCGCCCGGCGATACCCCCTCACGCTCCAAGACCCGTCCAAATCGCACCCGTCCTCGTGGGTCCCATCCAGCCCGGTAAATAGAAAATCGCCTAATAGGCGTGCGTGCTGGTCATTGCATTGCCAGCACAGTTCTTCAAGGTGGACGGTGGTGGGTGAGAACGAGCGGCTCGTGAAGTACCGGTATCGGCGTAATCGCCGTGCGGAGGGGCTGTGCGGCTACGAGGGCTGCACGGCGAAGAGCGAGACGTACTACTGCGACGAGCACAGGCGGCTGCACCGTGAGCGGATGCGGCAGGCGCGGGCTGAGGCGACGGCCGAGGAGGCTGCGTGAAGCCGGTGAAGCCGCCGCCCAGGCCGGAGCCGAAGGGTCCGTTTGCCAAGCTGGCGGACAAGGCCAAGGCGGTGAAGCGTGGCAAGTGAGGCCCGCAAGGAGCGGATCGACGCTCTACGGGACCGGGTGCTTTCGCTGGCTGAGGACGACCAGAGGATTTGCGAGCTGGCGAACCGGTCGTTTCGGATGACCAAGGCGCAGTTGGAGGCGCTGGCGGCTCTGCCGGATGAGGAGTTGCGGGCCCGGGGGTACGAGCGGGAGGAAGTGGAGGTGATGCTCGAGGCACGCAACCCGATGTCGCAGGCGTCGTACGCGGTGCGTATGGCGCATGAGCGGATGGGGATGCGGATTCGCAAGGCGCCGGAGCGGCTGGAGCAGCCGACGCGGCCCCAGGTTGTCATGCCGACGGCACAGCAACCTGACCCCAAGCGCATCGTCGAGGTGAAGGAGAAGTAGTGGAGTCGACGATCCGGCGCGGGGCGCTCCGTGAGGAGCGGTCCACCGAACGCGACATCATCGGCACGGTCAACGACCTGCTGGGCCAGGTGAACCTGGAACTGGTGCGCGAGGGGACGGCGACGACCGACGGCGCGGGTACGTGGACCACCGTCGTCACGCTGCCCGACATGCCCGATGACTGTGCCTGGCGGATTCGGGTCGAGGCGGTCGGGTTCGGGTCGGGCCGGCGGTCGTATCACGAGGTGGCGGCGCTTTGGTATCGGGCCGGCGCAGGAGCGACGCAGGAGGGGGCTGACCAGGCGGTCTTCACGGCCATCGAGTCTCACGTGGGCATCGACGTGCGGACCCAGGCGTCGACGAATGCCGTTTCGGTCCAGGTGCGCGACGACAACGCGGGCGAGGCGATGACCTTTCACGTCAAGGTCACGGCCAAGGAGCGCAAGTGACGGCGCCGGCCGTTCGCAGCTATCTCGAGCGCGACGGGGCGCCGTACGGCTACTGCGGCCGGTGCGACCGAGATCCGGCCGTGCATCGGTACGGCGATGGGCTGGTTTGTCAGTCGTGCCTGCCGAAGGACGTTCTGTTCGCGCCGTTCCTGGGTTTTCAGGAAGACCTGATGAGCCGCACCGAGCGGTACATCCTGGCGGGCGGTGGCGCTGGTCCCGGAAAGACGACGGTCGGTTCGCGGCTGTACTTCCGGCAGTTGTTCGGGGAGATGGACCGGCACGCCAAGGGGGAGATCGAACACAGCAAGGGCTGGGCGATCTTCTTCCGCCGCCTCGGCCACGAGCTCCTGCAGGTGGTCGAGGATTTCAAGCGCTACTACCGGCGCATTGACCCGGCGGCCGAGTGGAACGAGCAAAAGAAGCTATGCACGTTCACGTGCGGCTACCGCGTCCAGTTCGCCGGCATCGAGCACGACGACGACTACCTGAAGTTCTACGGCCCGGAGTGGACGCTTCTGGTCATCGACGAGGCGGTCCAGTTCACCGAGAAGATGATCGAGGAGCTCGACACCCGCGTCCGGTGCCCAGACCCGGTGCTGTCACGGCAGCTCCAGACCGTGCTGCTGACAAACCCCGTCGGCGGCGCGACCAAGCAGTACCTGAAACGCCGTTTCGTGAAGGTGGCGGACCCGCGCGAGACGGTCCAGATGCGGGTCAAGCTCCGCAGCGGCAAGTGGAAAGAGTTCACCCAGGTCTACCTGCCGGGGAACCTCTACGACAACCCGTCCCTCATGCGCGACGGGAACTACGAAGGCAACCTGCTGACCAAGCGGTCGGAGGTCAGGCGCGCGCTCCTGGACAACGACTGGGACGTGCAAGAGGGGACGTGGGTCAGCGACGACTGGGATCCCACGATCCACATCTGCAAGCCGTTCACGATCCCCAACGGCTGGTTCCGGTTCAAGAGCGGCGACTACGGGTTCTCGAGCAAGTCCAGCGTGCAGTGGTGGGCGGTGGACCCCGAAGGCAACATGACTTGCTACCGGTCGCTGACCGTCACGGGGCACACGGCCGAGGAGCTCGGCTACCGCATCAGGGAGATCGAAAAGCGCCCCTGTACGGCGGTGGTCGACGGCAAGCCGATCTTGATCGTGCCGCCCGAGTGGGACGAGCTGCGCGACTGCTCCACCGTCTACGGCCCGATGGACTCGTCGCTTTGGTCGCGACAGGGGGAGACGGGGCCGTCGCGAGGCGAGATTCTACAGAACCTCGGCACCGGCTTTTTCAAGGCGGACCGCAGCCGTGAGTCCGCGGCCGAGCAGATACGGAACCGGCTGCGGCGCCGCACTCCCAACGCGGCTGGGGAGATGGTCATCCCGGGCATCCGCTGGTTTTCGACGTGCAAGACCCGCTACAAGCTCAAGGGCGGCGACTGGGACGAGACGGGCCCCATCACGAGCATCCCAGGTCTGCTGGCGGACCCCGATAACCCGGACCTGTGGGACACCACGGGCGACGACCACGACATGGACGCGGCCGGATACGGCGCGCTCTATCGCATGCTGGTGCCGTACGCGGACACCGAGGACGCCAATCAAAGAATTCTCGATGAGATCCGAGCGCGGAGAGAGCTCGGCCGACCCAAGACTGCATCCGGGTTTCCCGGAATGCCCTGGTAGGAGCCCAAATGGCCGAAGAACTCTCCCAGATCGATCCGACCACCCCGCCAGGCGCGGCCATGACTGACGAGCAGTCTGCGCAGCCGCCCCCGCCGGACTACGAAAACGCGGCGAACATCGCAGCGAGCCTTCCGCCCGAAGAGGCGAAGAAGGTCGCCCGCCAGGTCGTCTTCACGGCCAAGTTGGATTGGGACGGTAGCAAGGAGTTTCGGGAGCGGCGCGCGTCGTGGCTCAAGATGTTCGTTGGACTGATGGGCGAGAAGCCCGCCGGCCACGAGAATCTAGCCCAGATTCACCTGCCGCTCATCGCGCGATCGACGCTGCTGTTTCACGCCAAGCTGTATAGCCAGCTTTTCCCGTCGACGGGTGACATCTACGGCGCCCTTCCGACCGAGCCGAACGACGAGATGCGCACCAAGCGCCTCTCCCGGCACATCAACTTCCAGGTTCGGCGCAAGATTCCCGAGTACATACCCGCCCACGACCGCGGGTTGATGCAAACGCTGCTCTACGGCTCGGCGTTTTCGGTCTGGTACTACGATCCGCTCGGCAAGCGGCCGTGTTTCGAGTTCTGCCGCACCGACGACATCATCCTGCCGTACAAGTTCCAGTCGGACAGGCCCGATCTGGCCGACGTTCCGCGCATCACTCGCCGTCTGTACAAGTACCGGCCCGAACTTGAGGAACTCGAAGCCGACGGTTACTACGCCAACGTCACGAACCTGTACCAGGACGTTGGCGAGGACGGTCGGGCGCGCGTCGGAAACGACTGGGGCAAGGCCGCGGGAGGCGGAACGGCCGATAACGGCCACTCCGGCAAGCCGGTGACGGCCCTGGTGACGTCGTTTCAGGGGGTCAAGCCGCAGGAAGACGACCCGGACGCCCCGCGCGAGCTGCTCGAGCAGGATTTCTTGCTGAAACTGCCCGGTCAGCCGCGCCGCCGGCCGGTCACGGCGGTGGTCGACCTGCAAACGGAGACGCTTTTGCGGCTTTCGCTTCGGGAGCGCGACGATCCCGACGATCGCGCCCGCTACAACCGCGAAAACGACCTCCGCGAGGCTCAGATCCAGTCGCAGGAGGCCATGTACGCGCAGGATGAGCAAGCCTGGCGCGCTTCAGTCGAGTATCTGTCGCAGCCGCGCGAGGACGTCGACGAGTTCGGCAACGTGGTGCTCATCCCGCCCCTGTCGGGAGAGGATTTGCCGCCTCCCCCGCCCCGCCCGACGCCTCCACCCGAGCCGGCGCCGGTCCGTAAGATCGCGTGGAACCGCTACACGCACTACATCTGCGTTCCCAACCCCGAGGGCATCTACGGACTGGGGCTGGGCTTCCTCCTCGAGGGGGACAACGTCGCGGCGGACGCTTGGGCGTCGGCAATGATCAGCCTGGCGACGCTGAACATCAAACCGACGTTCATGTACAGCCGCAACGCGGCCCTGCAGCGAGGCGACATCCAGTTGCGCCTTGGCGAGGGCGTGGAGTCGCCGCTCCCGCCCGAGTTGCTGTCCAAGGCGTTCCATCAGTTCCAGTTTCCAGCGCCGCCGCCGCAGGGATTCAAGTTCCTGGAGTTGTTTCAGCAGAACGCGGAGAGCCTTGGCGCTCCCGAAATCTTCTCGGGCGAGGTGTCCGACCGAGAGACCGCGACGACGACCGAAATCCGAGCGTCCATGGCCATGCAGAACCTCTCGACCATGGCCGAGCGGTACAACCGGGCCCGGTCGAACGAGGTGAAGACGCTGGCGTACATCAACAGCCAGACGCTCGACGACCTCGAGTACTTCTACGTTCAGGAAGAGGGGACGGTCGAGCCCAATACCGTCGGGCGCCTGGACTACGTCGAGGACTTCGATGTCACGTTCACGGCTGACCCGAACCTGGCCAGTCAGCCGCAGAAGGAACGCGCCGCCATGCGCGCGATCCAGTCGATGAGCCAGATTCCGCCCGAAGCGTTGATGCTCCCGCCCGAGGCGATGTCCGCGCTGTGGCGGACGCTGACCGCGGACCTCATGCGTTCGATCGGCTCCGACAAGGCAGCCGCCATCATCGAAAAGGCGCCCATTGCGCCGCCGCCCATGCTCCCGCCGGGAGCGCCACAAGGAGAGACCCCGAATGGACCGCCGAGCGAAATGGCAGAACCTGGACCTGGAGCAGAAGAAGCTGTTAGCGGCGAGCCCGCTGGGCCAGAGCCTGGCGGCCTACCTTCATGAGATGGCGAATGCCTGCGACCAGGCGGCGCTCATCTCCTGCTCGCCGGAAGGTAGCCGAGAAAGCACGGTCCACAACCGCGGCATGGCAGTTGGGATCCGAAGCATCGCGGAAATGCTCGAGGAGCTCGGCCGATGAGCGACGGCGGCGAGTTTTGGAACCAGCCGGCGGACAAGCTGCTCGCCTGGTGGTGCTCCGATGTCACGCAGGCGATGCGGAGGTTCATCGAGGCTGAGATCGGCGGCAACCAGCGCTACTCAGAGTTCGCGCCGGACGAAAAGCAGCGCATCTGGCGGGCTGGGGCGTGCCGCGCGTGGCGCGACATGCTGGGGCTCATCGACACGATTCCACGTAAGGGAGAGGGCAAAGAAGAATGGGAAAGCAGAATCCGAGAGATCAAAGAGTCGCTGAAGGGCAACGGCAAGTGATCATCCGTGACCTCGCCAAGGAAGAGGCGGCGTGGCGCGCGCTTGAGAGCGAGGCGGAAAAGCGCCTAGCAGAGCGGGTGAAGGAGCACGACGCGCCCGAGCCGCCGTATGAGCCGGTGTTCAACCGGATCGCCGTCTACCGCTTCCGGCCAAAGGCCAAGCGGACCATGACGGCGAGCGGCCTTCACATCCCGGACATCGCCCAGGAGGAAGTGTGGCCCGAGAATCACGGCCTTCTGCTCGCAGCTGGCCTGGCGGCTCGTGAGGAGTTGCGGTCGCAGGGTATCTTTGTCGGCGACATCGTCTACTGGGGCTCCTTCGAGGGAGAAGAGAAGGAGTACGCCATGGACGAGAAGGCGGACGCGCCGAAAAAGGTGTTGCAGTTGACCAACAACGGCCTATTCGGCGGCGAGGACCTCAAGGAGCGCATTCGCGCGGGCAAACTCCGGCGCATCTACGTGCGCGACAACATCGACGACCCGGGCCAGTACGTGTTCATTCCCGTCTACTAGGAGAGACCATGGAAACGCAGACCGAGACGCAGCAGCAGGCCGAGACGACCGAAGGACAGGCGCCCGTCACGGACGACGCGCCCCATGACGGGCAGGCACGCGAAGAGCCGCAGGAGCAGCAGCAGGCGCAGGGAGACCAGCGGCGCCAGTCGCGTCCATCGAGCTCCGAGGCGCGTGGCCGCGGGCTGCGCGAGACAGTGGACGACCTCGGCCGTCGCCTCGAAGCGCAGCAGCAGATGAATCAGCAGATGATGGGGCTCTTGCAGACGGTGCTTGCGAACCGGCAGCAGCCGGGCGAACAGCCCCAGAGCAAGCCGTACCGCGAGAAGCTCGCGCGTGTACTGGCCGGGCTCCAGGCAAACCCCGACGCTGGCTACGACGACTTCGCCGAGGCGCTCGAGGAGCTCGCGGTCGGGGCGACCGGCGCGCAGCAGAAGCGGATCGAAGCCCTGCAGCAGGAGATCGAAACCCTCAAGGGCAGCCAGCGCGACCCGTTCGAACAGCAGATGCTGGTGGACTTCCCGTGGCTGTCCGATCCGGACTACGCAGCCATTGCGGACGGCAAGCTGCGCAGCCTCAAGAAGCGCGACGGGCGCGACTTCTCCAACAAGCAGGTGCTCTACGCCTCCATGCGCGAGGCAGCGGCGCTCGTGGCCAAGGAGCATGGACTTGGCGGCGGCAAGGACAACCCGGACCGGGAAATCCAGCAGCAGCGCATTGCCGGAACAAGCGGAAAGGATTCTGGTGCTGGTAATTCGCTGTCGACGCCGCAGTTGACGCCAGCAATGCAGGCATTGGCGGAAAATCTCTTCTCCAACCTCCCACCCGAGCAGGCGCACGCCAAATGGTGGAAGGAAATCGGGAGCAAGATGGGCAAATAGCCATTGACTATTTCCAAATAACTCCCCACGCTGGGGAGTAGCTTCGCTCCTGCGATCAAGTCCGGGCAGGCAGCAGTACCGGCGCACAGCAGAAGACCGATACGCCTGGGTCACAGGCCGCTGACCCGTACGGCAAGCGGTCATCGCGGCGCTGAGGGATACTGCGAATGGAGCCTGTCGAGACCGGACCCGAGGAGAGCGGGAGCGAGCCAAGGAAGCGCCGGGGGCGCCCGCCTAAGAAGCAGCGGCGCAACGACCCCGTTGATGCTCCCGTCGACGGCGTTTACCGAATCCTGGACCTAAAGGGCCAGGACGCGAGGTTTGACTATTGCTGGCTGACGGCAGACGTCTGGCCGGAGTACCGCATTGACGGCTGGGTCGCGGAGACTTGGCAGGTCAACGGGAAAGGCGAGCCGACCTGCGCGCGTCCCCACTGGGTGCAGCCCGAGGACTTCAAGGTTGGCGATCAGATCACGTTCAAGGAGCTTCGGCTCTGCAAGATTCTGAAGACTCGGCGCGCGGCGGTTGAATCCCGCAAGCGCGCTCCCTTCAACGCTGCCTTGGCGGGGATGAAGGCCCGCGCGGAGAGCACTGGCGGCTACCTCAAGAACGTCGTTGTTCCAATGGGAGGAGCGTAGCCAATGGCTGGATTCACGAACAAGACAATCGGCGGCTTCCGTTACTGGGGGAGCGTGTTCGGCGAGAACATCGTCCCTCGACTGCTCGAGCGCCAGGTTGCGAGTGCATATGGCACGGCGGTGTTTTGCGGCGACCCGGTCAACTGCGTCAGCGATGGCTCGGTAGACGTCGCGGCTGCTGGCCAGGCGATCTGGGGTGTCGTTGCGCGCTGCCAGTACAACAAGAGCGGGAAGCTCGAGGAGAGCAATCACATCCCGGCGTCTACGACCTACACGCAGGACTACCTGCGGTCGCAGGCCCACTGCATCGCCGCCACGCCCTACACCATCTTCGAGGTCGACGCCGACGAGGGCACGTCCATCACGACGGTTGCGGCGGCGCGCGAGCTCATCTGGGAGAACTGCGACCATGCGACCGGCACCGGTGACACGGTGAGCGGCCGCAGCGCTGCGGTGCTCGACATCTCGACCCACGGTACGGGCGCGGCCGGCTGGCGAATCATCGGCATCTCGGACGCGACGCCGAACAACGTGACGGTCACTCGGGCCAAGTACCTCGTTGTCGCCAACGAGACGGATGCGTGGCCTGGCACCTTCTCCACCACTGGCGTCTAGAGGAGCTGAACCATGGCTAACACGGTCGTTCTCACAGGCAACATCAACGCGGCTCTCAAGGAGACGCTGCTCGTCGCGTTCCGCAACGAGACCGCGAAAAAGCCCATCTGGAAGGACTGCGGGTTCAAGGAGATCAACTCCAAGGACCTGTTCGAGGACATCCAGGAGTATGCGGGGCTGGGACCGGCGCCCGAGAAGAAGCAGGGCGCCCAAATGGCGGTCGACGTCATCCAGCAGGGGTACGGCAAGCGGATTTACCAGACCGCTTACGCCGTCATGATGCCGGTCTCCGAGGAGGCCATCCGGTTCAACAAGTACCGGGAGGCCATCATGGGGTCGGAGAGCATCGCGGAAGCGCTGCGACTGGCCCAGGAGATCAAGGCGGCCCAGGTCTTCGCCGATGCGTTCGACGCGAACGCGGCGGTGGCGACCACGGACGGCGTGGCGCTCTGCTCGACGGCTCACAAGCTGGCCAAGGGCGGTACGTTTGCGAACCGCCCGAGCGCGGATGCGGCGCTGTCTCACAGCTCGCTCGAGCAGATCATGCAGCTCTGCCGGACGATGCCCGGTGGCAACGGCTACCCGATGGGCGTCCAGCCGGAAATCCTGCTGGTCCACTCGGACAAGATCGAGACGGCCGAGCGGATCACGATGTCGCCGCTGCAGAACGACACGGCCAATCACACCTACAACACCCTCAAGGGCAAGGTGCGGGTACAGGGCAACCCGTTCTTCGCGTCGGTCACCAACTGGTTCGTGGTGACGAACCACAAGCACGGCCTGCACTGCATCTGGACCGCTCGGCCCGAGTTCAAGGAGTACTCGGTCGAGAGCCAGCGCAACAAGGTCTACGACGGCTACGAGATGTTCGCGATGGATTGCTTCGATCCGCGCGGGCTCATCGGCGTCAACGCCTAGCCGGGGGCGACCATGGGAACCACCACGAACTACATCGGGCTCCGGCCTATCGTCGAGCAGGCGCTTGCGAAGTACGGCGTCATCGGCGACGTCAAGTTCGTCGGCAATGCCTCTGGCACGCTGGCGGGCTATGGCGAGTTCGACACGCCGTACGCAACGCTGGCAGCGGCTCTGGCCGACGCGGACCTAGGGCCAGGTGACGCGGTCGTCTGCCTGCCGGGCCACTCGGAGAGCGTCGCGGACGCGACGATGCTGGACAACCTGGACGACGGGGTGGCCATCATCGGCATCGGCCACGGCACGAACCGCCCGACGTTCCGTTGGACGGCGGCCGGCAGCCAGTGGGCGCTCAACAACGCCAACACCATCGTGGCGGGGCTTCGGCTCCGTCTCGAGGGCGCCAACGGCGTCACGAAGGCCATCGACATCACCGGCGCTGGCGTCACGCTGGACGACAACCACATCCAGGTCGCGAGCGGGGCGAGCAACAAGGCCACTATCGCGATCGAGGTGGGTTCGGCGGCGACCGACTGCACCATCTCCCGCAACTGGGTCTACGGCACGGCCACGCACAACGTGACCGACGGGATCAAGGTGGTCGGCGGGACGGTGCCGTCACGACTCCGCATCTTCGACAACGAAATGGTGGCGTCGGCTACGGCTGCCAACGGGCTCATCCACGTCACCGTGGCGGCGCTCGAGATGGTCATCCGCGACAACATCATCTACAACACGCACACGTCGTCCACGGCGTGCATCGTGTTCGACAACGTCGCCTGCGACGGCATCGTGGTGCGGAACTACCTCGGCACCAAGAACGACGGCACGGCGTCTGCCCAGGGCATCACGTTCGGCGCTGGGGCGCTCGTCGTGTGCGGAGAGAACTACTCGATCGACGAGGCGAAGAAGTCGGCGGTTCTCGCGCCGGCTGCAGCGGCGACGTAAGCAAGTTTGCCTCTCGGGCCTTGGGGGCCGTTCAACCTCTCCTTGGCGGCTCTCAGGGAACGAGGGGCGCCTATCGGAGAGTGAATGGCCACCCTACCCGCATACCTCAACGGCATCGGCGGCACATCGGGCTACGGAGTAACGACCCGCAGCCCGCTCGCCATGACGGGTGCGATCTGGTACGTCCACAAGGACGGATCGGATGCTGCCTCGCCACGCGGTAAGGAGCGCATCCGGCCACTCGCCTCGCTTGCCCAGGCGCATACCAACGCCTCGGCCGGTGACATCATCGTCTGCCTGTCAGGTCATACGGAAACGTTGACCGCTGCGCAGACCTTCAACAAGGCCGGGATTCACGTGTACGGCGAGGGGACCGGGTCGAGCCGCCCGCAGTTCATCTGCGGCGGTGCTATCGATATGTTCGACGTCACGGCCGCGGGGGTGTGGTTCTGCAACCTGTACTTCCCAGCGTCGACCACGGCGCCCAACAGTCGCATCCGCATCGCTTCGGTAGGCACGCGGGTTGAAGACTGCTTGTTCGAGTGCGGCACGAACGATACCGCCGAGTGCATTGAATACATCACGGGAGCTGGTGAGGCGCTGGTGAAGGGGACGACGTTCTCGTCCACGAGCGGCAGCGTGTCGAGTCAGCCGGCGACCGGGATCTTGGTCAGCAACGCGATGAACAACCTAGTGATCGGCGGCCCGAACGACGCCGACGCAGTGGTGTTCGACGGCGGGTCGTCTGGCTGGTCGAATCCCTACGTCATCAAGTGCAGCGCAGCGGTGACGCGGCTATTGATGCTGAATATCGACCTGCTGAATGACTCAGACATCGATACGGGGTCGAGCACGCCGGTTACCTTCCTGCTTCGCAACAAGAGCGGGAGCGCAAGGATCATCTGATGGCGGTGCTCATCCAGGAGTACCGCCCAGGCACCTGGCGGCGGGTCTGCGACATTTGCGGATCGTGGAAGACGGCGCCCGTCCAGTTCGACGTCAAGGGCGTGGATGGCGTTTGGATCTGCAGCGACCACAAGGGCATGCGGACCATTCCCGAACTCGACCGCATCAACGCCCGGCGGACGCCACGCAGCGATCGGCCAGTACCATCGCCGAAGCCGCGCGACGGGCGCGATACGTGGGAGGCAGAGGAAGGGTATCTCTTCAACTTCATCTGCGACACTGCGCCGTATGGGTCTGTAGACCAGACGGTGAGCGGAGCCCGCACGGGAACGACGAGCGTCCAGGACGCGGCGCTAGCCTGCTGGTACCTGTACGACCTCATCGCGGAGAACCAGCGGCCGCCGCACTGGATCACGCGCGCGAAGGCGAAGCTGCTCGAGCTGGCCGACTGGCTCTACGATAACCAAGTCGGCGGGCCAGGCAAGACGACGTATACGGACGACGCCCTGCAGTGGGGTGCGTTCTCCATCGGATCGTCGTACTTCACGTCCACGAGCTCGCTGGCGGGCATTGCTCTGCTGCGCGCCTATCAGGTCCACGGCAAGGCGAAGCACCTGGCGGCTGCGCGTGCCACCGCGTGGTTCCTGCGCAGCGCCCAATGCGGCGACCTGCTCTCTTCTGGTTTCAGCTCGGCCGATGCGGCTGGGCTGGTGCCGAAGCACTGGGGCGCGTGGACCTTCAGCATCACGACGGGCGGGACCTGGGACCACAAGTACTTCCCTGGCGACCTCATCGGTGTCTGGTTCCTGACGCTGTTCAAGAACATTGCTGGTGACGAGACGATCGGATCGTCGACCATCACGGTCCCTTTCAACGCGAGCCGCGCGACCCTGGTGTCCACGGCCATCGGCGAGGCGAAGGCGTTTTGGTCCACCGCGCAATATTCGGCGGACGACGGCGCGAACATCCAGGGCTTCTCGGCGACGACGCCGAGGTCGTTCTTTCAAAGCTACCCGACGGGCCGCGGGTCCTGGGAGTACTTGAATGGGCCGCTGGCCACGGGTACCACGATCGGCGCTCGCAACTGGTCGACCGCCCTGCGCGCTCTCTACGAGGTGGATGGCCTGTCGTCTCAGGTGACGTCCATCTGGGATTGGCTGATGACGTTCTCCAGCAACAGTGACTACGAGTTGGACTACGAGGCCACGAGCCCGCTCGACACCGAGCAGACGCAACTGTGGCGAGGGCTCAAGGGCGACTACGACCCGACCCTGGCGCCGTCAACGGTTCTTTTGGTGCGAGAGGGGGCGCCGCTGGCGGCGACGAAGAAGAACGGATCGACCCTGTACGACTGGGCGGCCGCGGGGTTGCTGGCTCCGATCCAGTCCGCGAGGAACAACGCCGCGTTTCGCACGGCCAAGGAGGCGGTGAGCAGCATTCAGCCGACGACCAAGGACCCGTTGCCGCAGCGGTTCCTGCGACTGAATACGCTCGGCCAGTCGGGGCTGTCGCTGCAGCCGTACACGAACACGAATCTGACGCGCGTCGAGACGGTCACAAATGCCGCGTTGGTCGGGTCGTTCTACCGGCAAGAGCCAAAGGCGTTCATGGGGAGGCTTGAATAATGGCTGTCTCCACTACGGCCACGTTCGACATGCAGCGAGATCAGATCATCTCGCAGGCGGCGAGCCTCGCGCGCCAGCTCCACGACGGGCACACGGCGGACGCCGATCAGATCGCTTTTGGCGCCCGGGCGCTGCAACTCATCATCCTGGACCTGCAGAAAGAGGGGTTGATCGTTCGGGCCGTCGAGCGCGTGTCCAAGGCCGTCGCGGCGAACGACACGGGCTTTACGGCCGACGCCGATACCGTTGACGTCGGTCCGGTGGCTAACCTGCGCGATTCGTCGAACGTGGACAGCGAGGCGACGCGCATCAGCCGAGACGACTACTTTCGCCGGTCGTCAAAGACCACAATCGCGCGCCCGCTGGAGTTCTACGTAGAGAAAACGTCGGCCGGGACCGTCACGGTCAATTTTCCGGTTAAGAGCGACGCTGCGTACACCTTCATCTACCAGAAGTACCGCAAGCTGCGGGACACCGATACGGGCAACGTGACGCTGGACCTCGAGCCCAAGTGGCTCAAGACGATCACGTACCTGCTTGCCCACGAGTTCGCCGTCAAGGCCGGGATGCTGAATCACGCGGCGTACCTGATGAAGGTCGTCAACCCGGACAAGGACAAAGCCATGCTGGATGAGACCGAACGTGGCCGCATCCGCTTCTGCGTGGGGGATTACTGATGGCCTATACCGTCCGGATCTACTACCCCGAGGCGCCGTCCGGCACGTACGAGCTGTACGAGCCGAACTCGACCAGCCGGGTCACTGCCTACAGCAACTACGCCGCGACGTCGACGCTGACGACCGCGCAGCAGGTGCTCAACTCGTCGGGGCGCGCGAAGTTCTGGGTAAAGCAGGTCGTCGAAGTGGTGGTCAAGACGGCCGCGGGCGTGGAGGTTGACCGCTTCATCGAGGGCGGCCGCGCTGAGTTGGTCGAGGTCGCCAACAACTTTCTTACCGGCACCCTATCGAACGGCAGCCAGGGCGCGGGCGGGACCACGACGCTCAATGCGGCGCTCACTTCCGCTCTGTCGTCGTTCATGGGGACTGACTTCAAGTACCTTGAGGCAACCGGCGGTAACGCGCGTCTTCTGCGCGACGTCCTCGCCGAGCGGTTCGTCTCGGTGTTCGATGTCAAGGGTGCCAACGGCGAGGTGGCCAAGGGAGACGGGACGGCCGACGACTACGTTGCGCTCCAGAAGCTTCTCGACCGGCTCGCGGCCAAGGGCGGCGGCGTCGGTCTGCTGCCTAAGGGCACGTTCGCGTGTTCGGCGGGGCTGTCGACTAGCACGGCCGGAATCTGGCTGATGGGGCTTGGCGCCACGGCCAGCAAGATCAAGGGCACTGGCGCGGCCATTACGCTGCTGACCGTGAACATCACTGGCGAAGCCAACATGGTCATTTCCGACCTGGCGCTCACCCACTCGACCACGTCAACGGGATCAGCCATCTCGGTTACATCGGGGGACGGAGTCGTGTGTCAGCGTGTGGTGACGTCGCTTCACCGCAAGGGCTTCACCTGGACATCCACGGTCCAGCGCGGCGAGCTACACCATTGCCGGGTCGACTCGACGGACGGCAACTCGGCCGGCGTCGGGTTCACGCTGGGCAAGCACGGGCTAGCCGACCACTGCATCGCCGCGGCTGCTACTGGCACCGGTTTCGTCCTGGGCGGACAGCATGCCCATGCGCGTGACTGTATGGTCGTCGCGTCGACCGGCACCGGATTCAGCTTCACCGCGGACGACACCATCGCCCGCGATTCGATCGCAGGAGCCTGCACTACCGGTTTCAGCGTCGGGGCCGTCGCTCGGTCGGGTTGCATCAACTGCCGTGTCGGTACGAACACGACCGACTTTACGACAAATGCCAGCGCGACCGACGTCATCGACGAGATGAACAGTTTCAGCACGCGGACGCTTGCCGAGTACGGCGGGGCGTGGCAGTCGCAGCCCCGCTGTAACGTATTCAAGCGCAACCGGTCCGCACAGGCCGGCGGCACCTTCACGCCCGACCCATCGCTGGGCGAGCTGCAGGTATGCCGGACGACTGCGGCTCTGACCATCGGCGCCACGTCGACGACGGGGCTTCATGACGGCCAGACGATGCTACTGGTCCTCTCGAACCAGAGCGGCGCGGGCGTCGCGCTCACATGGAATGCGCAGTACTTCGGCTATCTTCCGACCTCGAACTTTTCGGGGAACGTCGCCATCCGGTTCACGTGGCGGGCTAGTTCGTCCAAGTGGTTGTCTACTCAGATCGGCAAGGAAGACGGCGGCGCGACCTTCAGCTATCCGAACAACGCCGGGAGCAACGATATCTGGTAATGGACGCGGCGCCCATCCCTTTCAACGGCCCCGATTCCGGCCTGGACGAGTTGTCCGGGTCGCGGGGGCCGCTCGTCAACCTGCTGGTTGACGCTGCGGGAGGGATGCGCCTACGTCCAGGCATTGCAGCCTGGGACGAGTTCCCGCCGACCGTGCCTGACGCCAACCCTGTCGTAGCCATGACGGTTTGGCAAAACAAGCTGGTCTACGTCACGCAGAGTTCGACGGGCACGCGGAAGCTGTACGCCTGGACGTCGTACCAGAACGTCGAGGCGCTGTCCGACTCCACGACGGCTACGCAGCTCGAGGGCGCCGAGCGCCCGCGCATCACGACGACTCGGACCAAGGTGATCCTGGCCGGCGGCGGGGCGATGCTGAAGTACACCGGCAGCGGCTTGGCGGCGCTCCTGGGCGGCTCGCCTCCAGCGCTCGTGACCGATGTACTGGTCATGACCCAGCGAGTGGTGGCGCTGGAGGCGGGAGAGGGCGGGCTCTTCTACTGGTCGGCACCGGGAGACGGAAACCACGAGACGTGGACGACGTCGGAGGACTTCCGCGAGGCCGAGGCGCGCCCGGACAAGATCGTAGCCATCAGGGACTCGGCGCGCGAACTGTTCGTCTGGGGCAGCGAGACTCTGCAGGTCTACGGACCCGACCCGAACGAGGTGTTCGCGCCGATCAACAATATGGACCTTGGGTGCCTGGCCCGGCACAGCATCATCCGCCACGACGAGCAGTTCGCCTGGCTCGACAGCCGGCGTCGGTTCGTCATGTCGGATGGCCGGGCCTATGAGGCCATCGGCACGCCAGCCACGGACCGCCTCGTTGCTGAACTCGCGAGCGTCACCGACTGCTGGGGCTCGCGGGTTCGTCTCGACGATCGCGATCTGCTGCTGTGGGTGTTCCCGACGGACGGTCGGGCATTCGCGTACGACATGACGACCAAAGTCTGGTCGGAGTGGCGTGGCTGGTCATCCGGCAACTGGGCGGGGTTGACGATCCAGAGTCATGTGTATTGGCCCGAGAAGAACGTCAACCTCGTCGGGCTGTCCGACGGGACCATCGCCAAGCTGGACCTGAGCACGTACACCGACTCGGGGACGGCCATTCACTGGCTGGCCCGTTCGGGGTTCGTCGACCACGAGAACGCCAGCACAAAGGCGACACAGAAGGTGCAGTTTCACGTCAGGCGGGGGGAGTCTACGGACACCGCTGAGCCGTTCTTCCTGATGCGCTGGCGGGATGACCTGGGGACGTTCTCGGGGCCGCTGCAAGTGGGCCTTGGGACGACGTCGACCCGCCCGTTTGCAACGGTCGAGAAATGGAGCATCGGGAAACCGTACCTCCATAGGCAATGGGAGATTTACGGCTCGTCCAATGCGCTGGTTTCAATCGCCAAAGTGATCGAGTCGTTTGATACGATGGAGGAGGCATAATGGCTCGCTTCAATTGGCGCAAATGGGGCAAGGTCGGCGCTGGGATCGCAGGTGGTCCCATGACCTGGGGCGCCGTGCCGCACATCTGGGCGGGCGAGAATGCCAAGGAAGGCTACGGCGACGCTGCGAAGGGCGCTCGGCGCCTGGGCAATGAGCAGCAGGGCTATTACGGCGGCCTGGCCGACAAGGGGCGCGCCGCCGGTGAGCGCGCCTTGGGCTTCTACGGCCCAGCGCAGAACTACCTGCGCAGCTATGAGCTGAACCGGCCGACGTACATGGCGGATCTGTACCGGAAGTACAGCAACGCCGGCCCGAACTTCAACAGCACGCGCCTGCTCGATGACCCGTACGGCAACAAGCCTGGGCCGATGGCGGGGCTCGCCGCCAACAGAAAGAGCGTCACCAACTACCGCGACTGGTACGGCCAGAACGCCGGCCGGATGGACCAGGCGAGCGACGTCGAGACGCGCTACGGGCAGACGAAGTACCAGGCGGGTCCGTCGGGGATGAGCGAATACCTGCAGCGGTACAAGTCGGGCGGCGACGGCTGGTCCGATCGCTTGCGGGAGCGCGGGACGATGGGCAACCCGCTGAAGGATTACGCCGAGCAGCGCAAGATGGAGGCGCGGCAGGCGATCTTCATGCCCGAGATCGACCAACTCCGCAGCATGCGCCAGCGAACCGACGAGGCGACGTCTCGGGCCCGGACGCTGGCCAACGAGCAATCGGAGGCCGGCGGCTACTTCCGCAAGATGATGCCGGCGGTCCAGGAGAAGGGCGCGGCCGAGAAGTTCTACGACGAGCAGTTGGGCAACCTGAACAGCGCCAACGACTACTTTGCGAAGAAGATGCAGGAAGACCTGGACCGTCGGGCGGCGGCCACGGGCGGCTACGCATCGGGCCTGGCTCAGCGCCAGTACGGCGAGCAGTTGCAGGGACTCCGGGCCAAGCAGTGGCTCGAGATGGGCGGACTTGCGCGGTCTGCGCAGGAGATGCAACTTGCGCGGCAGGGCCAAGGCGGTGACTTCGCGCGCCTGGCGGACACGTCGCGGATGGAGCGTGAGCGGTACTTCGGGGACGCGGCGCGGTCTGGCGACGAGGTCGAGATGGACAAGCTCAACAGGGCGCTGCATGGGCGCCTGGGCATGGAGAACATCAAGACGCAGCGGCTCGGCCAGGCTGACGAGGCTGCCTACCGGTCGGCGAACTTCCTGCTCGAGAACCAGCGCGCGCTGGACGCGCTCACGCAGGGTCGAGAGAACCAGTACTTTGGCGCAGCGTCGGCGACTGACGACGTGGACCTGCGCAACCGCGAGCGGCTGGACAGGCTCGCGGACGCCTCGACGCGGTCGGGGCTCGACCGCTTCCGCACGGCTGGCGATGCGGCGTATCGCGCCTCGGACGAGGCCGAGCGCGACCGCGACTACGAGTACGACGTGACTATGGGGCTGTCGGGCGAACAGCGCCAGCAGGCCGACTTCCGCGCGCGGGTGTCTGAGCTGGCCGACCGTCTTGGACTCGACCGCGACCGGCTGTTGGCGCAGATGGCCGGCGGGGCCAGCGACGAGCAGAGCGGGTACTTCCGCGACCTCATCACTGGCGGCTTGAACCTTGGCTCTGGTCAGGCAGGCACGCTCAAGGGCTTCGAGGGCATGGCGCTTGATCTTGAAAGCGAGGGCGGCCGCCAGCGGTTCCAGGCGCAGATGCAGGCGCTCGCGATCGAACTCGCCAAGGCGGGCATCGACGCGAAGACCGTCGAGAACATCATCAACACGTACACGTCGATGGCTGAAACCGCGGCGTCGTACAAGAAGGCGGGCTGATGGCGTTCTTCAACGTTCCCCAGTACCAGGGCATCGACATGGCCACGCCGTTCCGCAGCCTCGCGGACCGGCTGAACCGCAAGCGCCAGCTTGACCTGGAGGAAGAGCGCAACAAGGCGGCTGCGGAGTACCAGCGGGGGCTGATTGAGCAGCAGAGAGGAGACCGCGAACTGCGGAAGGACCAGGCGGACGATGCGCGAAGGGAGAAGGCGCGCAAGACGGTGATGGACGTGCTGCCCAAGATCCTGGAGTCGATGCGGACGCCTGGCCGCGTTCAGGACGCACAGGCGATGGCGGGGACGGTAGGCGGGTCGCTCGAGCAGAACCAGATGGAGGACGTCGCGTCGCCTGAGCGCCTCCAGTTGCGTGAGCCTACGATGCAGGTGCAGCCATGGGTGGGCGGACTGGCCAAGCTGGGCCTATTGCCCAAGCTGCAGAGCGCGCTGGAGCCGTCGCCGGATGCTGCGAGGGCGAACGAGTGGTCGCAGGGCATGCAGCGCTACGCCCAGGACTACGGGAACGCGGCGCGGAACGCGCAGAACTACACCCTGCGTCTACCCGAGCAGCCGCCGATGCAAATCAACCCGAACGCGCAGCGCGAGGCCATCGCGGAGGAGCGCAGGCGCCAGGGCGAGGAACTCGGCGCGCTGGACATGACGAATCTGCCCGAGAACGTGCGCCGCGACATCAACCTGCGCCGAATGCTGTTCGGGAACAACGTTGACCCGACGATCATGCAGCAGATCATGGGCGCCCACTCGGCCGAAGTCGGGCGGCAGTTTCAGGACAAGCAGGGGGACAAGCGCGCGAAGGAAGCGAAGGAACGGGCGTACATCGCAGCGCGGGCGGCAGAGCGGAGGGCGGGAGAGAAGCCGCCCACTGAGGCGCAGGGCAAGCATGCTCTCTACGGCGCCCAGATCAAGGGCGAGTTGGAGGTGCTGAAGCGCGGGATCGACATCTCGGACGATGCCCTACGGAAAGTTCAGGAGAATTCCCTACGCGCCGAAGCGGCGGACAACAGCGCCGCGAGCGGCAACGTGTCGGCGCTGGTTACGAGCGGTCTGCGACGAGCAGAACTCGTCCCGGCGTCCAAATACGAAGGTCTTACGCCAGAAGAGCAGAAGATCGCGAACGCGATGGACAATGCCGTCCAATACATCGTGCGCGTCAAGACTGGCGCCGGGATGCCCGAGAGCGAAGCTCGGCGCGAGGCCGTGCAGATGGCGTGGCACGCCGGAGACTCGCCGGAACTGAAACAGCAGAAGCTTGAGAGACTAGAGGCGTTCGCCGATCAGACTCTATCGCTCGCCGGCTCGGCGGCAGAGAAGACGCTGAGAGCGCAGCGGCCAGCGGCAGAGCAGGCGACGGTGGAAGCGTCGGCAGCTCGTCGCCGCCAACTGCAGCGGGGGAAGCGGTGAACTACGGGCCCCTGCTCAGCGTCTTTAGGCCAGTCTCGCCGCAAGCGATGGCCTTCAACTGCGCGGCCAGCGAGAGCGTGACAAACGCCTGGCCGATCTTGTCACTCTCAGCGGCCGAGAGCTTCCGCGCGGTCTCTAGGAGCTTGTCGCCGTTCGTCGCCCGGTACCGGGCACACAAGATGTCGAGCGTTTCATTTCGATCGCCGGCCGCCTTCGGCGACGACATCGACCCGAGCAAAAAGCACGCAACGCCAATCACGATTGACCGCTTCATTTACGCCGACCCTCCTCTCACCTCTTGTGAAGTTGCTGCGAGCGCGATGCCGCCCATCAGCCCCCACGCCCATGGCGGGGCGCCGAGAAGCTCTCCGTTGAATCCGTACCTGACGACCGCCGCGCACGCCGCGAACGGCGCCATGAACATCCACCACGTCAGCACCGCCGTAAACATGACCACAGGGTCGCGCCAGTCGTCGCGCCTGTACAGCGGGAACGGGTGTTCAGCACACGGGGGTCGGCAATATGTCTAGCCGAGACGAGGAGATCCAGGCTTGGCAGGCCGAGTTGGGCGGCCCCAACCACAACGAAGCCCGTGAGTGGCTCCGCAAACTCGGCGTCATCCAAAAGCCTTCCCTGCCCGAAGCGCTGAGCCAGGCCGCTGCGGCGAAGGTCAACGCGCCGTCACGAGCCGAGGCTGCGGGGCGTAACTTCGCGGAAGGGTTTCTGCCGGGCGCTCATCGCCTGGCCGAGTTCTTCTCCGTCTCGCCTGGAGCCCCGCCGCCGATGCAGAGGCACGCCGACGGCACCATGGCCCCTGGCCCGGTGCAGCTCGGCGGACCCAAGGCCCAGGAGCGCACGCAGCGGCTTGCCGAGTCGACGAGTGCGTACCCGTGGACGTCGGCGGCGAGCGGGATGGCCGGCGCAACGGTCGGTATCCCCGGCATGCTGGGCAAGGGGGCCTGGAAGGCGACCGGGGCGGTCCCTAGGCTGGGGGCTCCCGCCAAGAGCATCCCGAGCATGGCCGGCAAGGGGCTGGCTCGTGGCGTCGCAGCGTACGAGATGACCGCCCCAGCGACGGCCGCTGTCAGCGACCCTGCGGACGTCGGGCCCGTTCAGGCGGCCAAGGACGCTGCGACGAATCCCGTCGGCCTGGCGGCTGGCGGCCTTCTGGGGATGTTGGGCGTGGCCGCTCAGCGGCACATCGCGCGTACGACTGACCCCAAGACGCAGTCGGGCCGCATCATCCAGGACGTCAAGGACGCGGGCGGCAAGATCAACACCTTCGGCGATGAGCCGGTCCGTGGCGGTGAGTTCGACAAGCCGGCGATGCAGGCTCTCCCCGAGGGGCGCGAGGGCGTCAACAAGGCGGCCGGCGCGGCGGGCAGGACGTTCACCCGCTTCAACCGCGTCGTACTGAAGAAGGCGCGCAAGGAGTACTCCAAGGAGTTGGAGCAGATCGCGCGCGACAACCCGGATCCGGTGGACCTCGAGCCAGTCGCCGCGCGCCTGGACGGTCTCATCAAGCGGCAGTCGAACGGGCAGATCGCAAACCCAGACATCGCCGCCGCCGTCCAGAACGTCAAGCGTCTGATCACGGTCGACGCTGAGCCTGGGCCTCAACTGTTCGGACCAAAGGGCGAACCGCTCCAGACCGGAGCGCCCGCCAGGGCACAGGCCACGCTACAGGACCTCAGGCAGGCCAAGGAGACGGTCGCGGATCTGGCGCAGTTCGGCCAGCCAGTCACGAAGGACAACGCACCCTATCGGGTTATCTACAAGACGCTTTCCGAGGCGAGCAAGGACATCGATCCCAGGCTGCGGGCCATCGACGAGAAGTTCTCGGCCACAATGTCCAAGTTGGAACGCGCAAACGACATCATGTACGGCCGGGACACGGCCGACGTGGCAAGTCGGGCGGCTTCGGAGCGCACGGCCGCTGCGAATTTTGGCCGGGCCGGCGACCCGTCGCAGGCGGGTACCATTCGCGCCGACCAGCTCGAGGAGCTCGCCGCGCTCGACCCGTACTACAAGCGCATGCTGACGCAGGTTCGGGCCAAAAAGGCCCAAGAGAGCCTGCGCTATGGCGAAGAAGGCGCGAACCAGATGGCGATCGAGCAGTCGCAAGCGCGCGGCTCTGGCGGTTTTCTCGGTTTGGTCGGTCTAACGCCACGAAACAAGCAGATCGCGGGCATCCGCATGGGCCTGCCCGCGGCCGGGGCGACGCAAAGAGCGGTTCCGCCGATGCAGGGCGGGCCAGCGTACCTGCCAATCATGGAAGCGCTGTCGATTGCAGCGCAGAACAGCCTAAAGAGAAAACAGGCCGGAAAACGCAAGGTAGAATAGTTCCAACAACCCATATCCACGTCGCGGGAAGGAGAGGGCCGGCGACGAGGAGGAGTCCGAATGGACACGATTTCGTACACCCTCTCAACCGTTCCCGGTAACAGCGAATATCTCGTCGTTGCTGACAGCACGTACGGGATCAACGGCCTGCCAGCATCAGCTGCGAGCGAGCCGGCGCCGGGAAACCACCGCGGCCAGTGGGCGCGCTTTCGCCGTGTCTCCATCACGGTGAAGAACGGCGATCAACAGGTCAGCATCGTCTTTCGCGCGATGACGAATCCGACGCTGACCACGTCGTCGGCGTTCGAAACGGACCCGGACATCGCGACGGCTGGTACGTACACGCTGGCTGCGAGCACCACGAAGACGCTCGACTGGAAGGTGCCGACGCCTGACTGGCGCATCTACGTGCTAGCCGGCGCCAACAACCCCGACTCGATGATCACCACGGTCACGGCCTACGACGACGCGGAGCCGGGAGCCTAGCCATGGCCTACGCCGGCACTACCTACGGCCCTCGCCTGGTGAGCGGCCCTCCTGTGCGGACGGCACTGGCCGCGACAGCGCGGACGCTTGCCGCCACCGTGCTCAACGGCAACAGCAACCGGCGGATCCGGGTGGTGTGGCGGCTCAAGAACGCCACCGCGTCGGGGCGCAGCCTAACGCTGAAGTTCAACGGCGCGACCACGGGCGTGACCATGCAGCAGGGCAACGTCAGCGGCTCCACCGTGGGCGGCTCGTCTGGTTTGATTGGCCTGCTGCGGGCGAGCGCGGATGCGCTGGTGGTCCTCGACATGCCGACGAAGTACACGGCAAGCAGCCTGCGCCGTATGGGCGTCATACAGTACGTCGCCAACCAGGCGGGGCAGTCGATCGAGATCGCCGGTTACGGCGTCGTGAACTGGGAGAGCAGCGATGTTATGACGTCGGTGGAAATCGACGGCGGCGCCGCCGACACGTTGGCCATCGGCTCCGAGGTCACGATCGAAGAGTACTCGGAGGTGGCGTGATGTTCACGTTGAAGGAGATGCACGACGTCGCGACTCACGGCACCTTCGCTCCCGTGTGCGAGCGCTACGAGGAGATGGGGGGAAAGCGCATCCGCGCGACGGGGCCAGAGGGCGAATACGATGCGTATCGGCTGCCCGACGGCAGGATCGTCGGCGCGTGTCTGCGGGTGGCCAGTGCGGCGAAAGAGGCGGCCGACGCGGCATTCAACACCGCCATATCGGCAGAGCAAACCAAGCGCACGGCAGCACTGACGGTGGTCAAGAATCAAGTCGCGCGGGTTCGAGCCATCGCCCCGGCATCGCGGACGGACCAGGACCGATGGCTGCTGGCGCTGTCGTACCTCGTCCTGCGGGAGGAGTGAGGCATGCATGAGCGACGAGCAGTACGACTCCGACGAACCCCGGCGAGTTACGGGCGGGTCCTCGCCTTCTACGGACTCGTCGGGCTCGCCATCTCCCTCGTCGGCAGTTGGGGAGGTAGCGAAGCTGGCGTGCGGCATGATCGTGAGCCTGTTCTGCGCCACGATTGCCGGCCGTATTGCCTGGTCGATGGACCCGACGCCGGGGCCGCTGGGGTGGCCGAAATGGTTTTGGGGCCTGGTGGGCGTAGTGGGGATTGGTGCTCCGACCAGCTTCTATCAGGCCCGAAAGCTGGTGCAGTCAGTGATCGCGCTGAGGGGCGGTAGGTGAGCCTCACGCACGTCACCACGAATTTTGCGTGGGAAGAGTTCCGCTGCAATGACGGCACCCCGGTCCCGCCCGAGTGCCAGCCTGACGTCAGGCGCCTGTGCGAACTGCTCCTGGAGCCCATCCGCAAGGCGTGGGGCGGTCCCATCATCGTGGTCAGCGGGTGGCGGTCCCGCACCTGGAACGCGCGCGTAGGCGGCGCCAAGAGCAGCTACCACGTCACGGGCGAGGCGGCCGACATCCGCCCGGTGGACGTGCTGCGCGTCGACCCGCTGCGCGGTCTCATCGAGGACATGGTGCGTGAGGGCGAGTTGCCCGACCTGGGCGGCATCGGGGCGTATCGCTCCTGGGTCCACGTCGACATTCGCCGGAAGAAGGCCGACGGCCACATCGCCAGGTGGGCCGGGGCTGGCGTGGGTAGCGAAGAGACGA